CTATTTCCCCATGCCCATGACATTTGCAACGACCGCGAGACCTAAAGCTCCCAGGGCCGTTCCCGCCACGGTGAGGAACACGATCTGGCGCACGGTTTCCTCGCCCGGCAACCTGTCGTTGCCGCTGAGCAACTCGCGCTGAATGCGACGCCCGTTGATGTCCATCCGCCTGCGGGAGATCATGCTACTGCTTGGCTTCGAGCCGGAGACGCTCGTAGTCCTCGATCGCGGGGATCAGGATGGAATTTGCGGGAAGTTGATCGAGGGCGGTGCGGATTTGATCCTGCTCGGCGGGCGACCACTGCTTGACGGAGATGCCGGGGCAATTCGGCTGGTCACAGGCCGCGAGGAGCAGGAGCAGGCTAAAAGTCGTGATTCTTGAGGCGCGCATCGAGTTCCTCCCTGGTGGTTGGGGCGTCGGCGACGACCTGTTGCTGCTTACGCGTATCTCGCGCTCCTTTCCAGCTTTTGAACCACTCGGCGAGTCCGATCAGCTTGCAGGCGATCTCAAGCAGTTCGAGCATTTATCCCTCCAGCGCTTCGTTCAAAAGGATTTGCTTGGCAAGTTCGAGGAGATAAACGCCCATCGCCGGGGTGAGGGGCTCGCCGTTCCGGGTTCGGATGTCCACGTATCCGTCTGCGAACGAAAACGGAAACTGCGAGAAATCGCGGTCCATGTCTGGGTGCGGAAGAACTTCGGCCATTCGCCCCTCGTGAAATTGGCGGCCGCGGCGGTCGCTAAAGCACCGCGGCCAGAGATTAAGCAGCGGGAGTCGGTGCCGGGGTAGGCGCGGCGGGTTCTGCCGGTGCGGGCAAAGACGCCACGGTCGCCGCGAGTACGCCATAAACCGCATTTTTTGCATCGGCTTTGGCGTCGCTTTCGATCTGGCCGAGGGCTTGGGTGGCGGCGGCGGTGATCCCCGCGGCGATGTTGCCGCCGGTCGCAGCGGTCGTCAGCAGGCCGGTCGCGGCGTCGTCGACGATCTGAAGGCCCTGAGTGCCCAGCGTGGCTTCGATCTGTTGGAAGAGGGGGTGAAATTTCTGCAGGAGGCTATGCTCGAAGGGTGTCAGCACGTCCTCGATCTTGGTTTCGGTGGTGCTGAAGAAGGATTCCAGGCTGGAGAGTATGCTCATAAGTACCCCTTGGTTGGTTAGTGGTCTCGCGCAGTATGCTCCTGCCCGGTGGTTCGCGCAAGCGTTTCGTGTCAGGCGTGGTTCGTGTAGACTCCGTCTTCAAAAATGGCTTTCTCGGCGACGCGGCGACCCCAGAGTCCGGGCGACTCCTTCCCCCCGGCAAAGTCCCAGCGGAGGAACTGCTGGGCGGCGAGGGCGGTGTTCCCGCTGTTCAGGAGTTTCACCAAGGTGCTGCGAGCGAAGTTCCCGGCACCGACGTTAAAAGCAAGGCTCGCGCAGGCGTCATATTCGTTCTGGGAGAGGAGGACTTCGACGGCCTGGTTGATGGCCCGTTCAGCTACCGACAGGTCTTGGAGGAAGATGGCCCCGGCCTGCTCGGGGGAAATCAGCTGGTAGTCTTCGCCGGGCACGATCAGATGGCCCCAGCCGATCGAAGGGCGTCCTGCGGAATCGAGGTAGCGTTGCAGACGCAGTTGCTCGAAGCTCTGGATAAAGGTGATTCCGGCGGGGCTGGTTTTCATGTCAAAATCCTTTTCAACCGCTGTTCGGCGTAGCAGAAGGCGAAGAGCAGGATTTGATCCTGCTGCTCTTCGGTGAGTCGCCCGATCCACGGCAGCGCGAAGTACGCCTGCTCGCACAACTCGTCGGCCTCGTGTTCCAAAGCCGCTTCGGGCCTCCAGGTGACATCCCGCATCATCTCGATGAGGAGGTCGGTCATATCGTCACCTCGCTGAGCGCCCGCGGGGAGAGCTGGAGGAGAACCGCGGCCGTCGCGGACGCCTCGGCCTGGCGGCACTTGTAGTGGATGAGCAGGGTGATCGCGGCCCCGCTCACGAGCCCGTAGAAGAGAAACATGGACAGTTGCGCGTACATGAGTTTTCGGATCATTGGAAGAACGCCCATAATTTTTCACAGATCTTGTCGAAATGGCCGCTGATGATGGCCCCCAAGGCGACCGCCCCCATGCACGCTCCGCCCCACTTGAGGGCCAGCCGGTCGTAGTATTCCAGCTTCTCCTCCAGGACCTTGACCTCGGCCTTGGTGTCTTCGAGGAGGATTTCCACGCGGGTGAGGCGCTCAGCGGTTTCTCGATCCATCAGCTCGGACCGGATGTCGCGGGTTGATCGTGCTCGGGTAAATCATGCGGGTTCGGCATACGCAAGCCTTTTATGGTTCAGATGAATCGCTGGGGGACGCAGTTGATGACGAACGTTTCCTGCATCTCGCGGCCGCCGGCGGTGGTGATGGTGTTGGTAACGGCGTAGTAGGTTCCTGCGGTCCCTTCGGAGAGCCACACGGTCGTCGTCGTGCCTGTGAACGACGGAGCGGGGGACGCGGCGCTCATGTCGGTCGGGAAGACGGTCCAGACACTGGTGGCGATGGTGTCCGTGCCCAGGCCGCGGGTCGTCCAGTCGATGGTGTAATCGAGGATCTCGGCGGGAGTTTGCTGCAAGACGACATCGGGGTTCATAAGGTGCGGCCGTTCGTGTTGGGTTTCAAGATGCGAAGTATGCCGCGGGCGGTGAGGGTGCGGTTATTCAGGCTCGGGTCGAGGATGCGGCGGCACGGCGTCGGCGGGAACAGCCGGGCGAATGCGATCGTGGCACGGGCCAGGATCTGGACGGCACCCAAGAAGCGAGACCCTCCGGCGGCGGTAAGGGACGTGGCGGCGTGGACCGTGACGGCGGCGGTTTTCCGTGCGGCCCCGTCTGCCACGAGAGTGGCTTCGGGGATGAAGGAGGCCGTTCCGGTTCTGGTCGCGGCACTGTCGGCGGCGAGCGTCGAGGACGCGGTCCACGTCGCCGCGCGCGTCACCCGCGCCCCGCCGCGTGGGGCGAACGTCGAAGAGGCGGTGATCGACAGGACGGTGTTGCGGAGCGATGCGCCGATGGCCGCGAGAGACCCGATCGCGCTGATCGTGGCCGTACCGGTCTCTTTTTTCGCCCCCGTCGCGGCCAGGGTCGCGTGCGGGGTGATAACGGCCGTCCCGACCGCGTGGCTTTGCCCCACCGCACTCAGGTGTGCGGAGGCGGTCCACGTCGCGGCGGAGACCTTGAGGGCCTGACCCGCGGCCGAGAAGGTGGTGCTGCCGGCGAACGTCGCCTTGTGGGTTCCCGCGGGGTGGACGGAGAGAGCGCTGACGGCGCTGATCGTAAAATGGGTGATTCGCACCGCGAGACCGGATGCCGCCAGGGAGGCGTGCGAGGTCCAACTGGCAATCGCGCTCGCGACGGGCCGTCCGACCGCATTGAGAACCGCGCCCGGAGACACGGAATAGGCGGTCTTCGCCAGCGATCGTCCGACCACAGCGAACGCGGCATGCGGCGACCAGGTGCCGATGGCCGTGGCGGTGGATCTCCCGGCAAAGCTGGCCGTACTTGCCGCAACCCACGTCGCGACCCCGCTGGTCGCCCGCCGGCCGACGGCCGAGAAGACTCCCTGGCCGGTCCAGGTGGTGGTCGCTTTTGCGAGTGGTCGCCCGACCGCCGCGAATGATGCGGCCGAGGCCCACGTGACGGTCGATTTCTTGGTCGACCTTCCCACGGCGGCGAATGCGGCACTGGCAGCCCAGGTGACGATGCCCTTCGCGAGTGGCACGCCCTTGGGCGTAAAACTCCCGACCCCGTTCCAGGTCGCGGTCGCCTTCTTGACTGCCACGCCCGTGGGTGAGAACACCCCGGCCGAAGCGATGCTGACGGAACTTTTGGCCAGACTTCCGCCCTTGGGGCTGAATGATGCGGCGGCCGTAATGGTGAGGGTCGACTTGACCAGCTTGGAGCCCGATGCGGCCAGGAGGGCGGACGCGGACCACGTCGCGGCGGGGCTGGCGTTGGAGAATTCGACGACCTTGTACCCGACGGTACACGTGATACTGCTGCCGGTGGTATTGACCGTCGCAGTTACGGTAGTCGCGTTCGTCAGGGCGACACCGGGAAATGTCTCCGCCGGGTCGCCGGCCGCCAAGGAGCTGGAAAAGTTGTTCAGGTTCGCGACGGCGTGGGACGTGCTGACGGACGTGATGGTGGCGGTGTTACTGGTGACGTTGTGCAGGGCGATGGTGCCGCGCTGCACGCTGTTCAGCACGCCGCTGGCGAACTCGACCACCGTGTAATTCATGGTGCGCGAAGTCGTGCTTGTGCCGCCGCGTGTCAGAGTGACCGTGGTGCTGCCCGTGAGCTGCGGCACGTAGAAGAACGTGCTTGGGGCGTTGTTGGCGCCCACTTGGCAACCGGCGTACACCACCATCGCATTGGCGGTCACGACGCTGGTGATGGTGTCCGTGTCGCTGGTATTCGCGGTGGTCAGCGTGACGGATCGCGGCTGGACGGAGTTGATAAGCCCACTCGCAAAATTCACCACCGCGTAGCCGATGGTCACCGCCTGGCCGTTCGAGTTCTTTGCCGCCGTCACCGTGGTGCTGTTGGTGAGCGCCAACGTGGTCCAGATATCCGCCTGGGTCGAGCTGGTGCCGGACGTCGTAAGCCCCAGGTAAAACACGGACGAATCCGCAGTCGTGACGCTGCTAATCGTCGCGGTGCCGCTGGTCACCGACGAACTCATGGTAATGGTGCCCGTCTGGACCGATGTTGCCATCGCGGCGGAGGTGAATTCGACGACAGTCCCGTAGACGGTGCAGGCGTTCCCGCTGCTGTTGATCGTCGCGGTGACGGTGGTGGAGTTGGTGAGCGCCACCCGGGCCAGGGCGAATTCGGCCAGCGAACTGGCGTAGGCGGTGTTGAACCCCTGAAAAAACACGACCGCGTTCGAGGTGTTGACGGTCGTGATCGTCGCGGTGGCCGACGTGCTGCCCGACCCGATCGCGATCGAGAACGGCTGGATCGAGGCGATGACGGTCACGGGCTACCCGTTGGGGATCGGCTGGCTGACGGCGGTAAACGTGGGGGCCGGGACCAGGGTCGTGCCGGGAGGATCGGGAGACCGGCGGCCGAGAGCGACCGGTTCACGTCGTTGATCGTGTCCTGATCGATGTCGGTTTTGGGGTCGAGGACGCCACTTTTAACGGCGCTCACCAGGTTGTAGATCGCGACGCTAGGCCTGCCGGGGTCGTACGCGGGCGGGACGACCACCAAATTGCCCGCGGCGTCCCGCGTCGGTGCCCCGGTGCCGTCCAATACGAACGACCAGCCGCTGTCCACGACCGCGCCGTAGCTCGACGTGCTGCCGTCCGGTTGGGTCACCGTGACGGTAGCCGGGATCATCTGCGACACTGTCAACGTGTTCCCGGAGAGGATGCCATCTGCCGGAACCGCGGAGCCGATGACGCTCCCGCTCCGGCCCCCGATGTGGCCGGTCGAATCGAAGGTGTAGAGGGTGCAGGAGGCCATATTATTCGACCCCGTACGCGCGAAGGGATTTCATCTTGCTGATCGATTCCGTCATGGTGGCCGTGGCGGTTCTGGTCACCGGAATGACGGGCACGCCGGCGCGTTGGAGTTCGTCGTTGATGGCCTCGTACAGTTTCGGCGGCAACACGGCGGCGTCCAGCATGCCGGCGTCGAAGAGTTTACGGGCGGTGCTGGCGATCGGGTGCAGGTCGGGTGGCAGCACCACCGGATCGGTATTGCAGATCACGACGTGGGGGCAGAACGAGCCGTGCGTTTGCACGAATTCGGCCGCGTTCTGGGCCGGGATGCCGTTGTCGATCCAGAACTGCTCGGATCGGTGTTCGGGGGGCGCGGCGTTCAGCAACATCGGGAGGGTGGATACGCGGAGGAAAATCTCCCCTTGGCCGCGCTCGTGCGCCCCGATGGCAATGTCGGTGAGTATCTGCCCGGAGTCCTTCTGCACGGCCGGGAAGAACACGTCCAGTTTCACGTTCCCGAAGTCGTCGGAGAACTCCACCGGCAGGCGCGAGTATCCCTCGTAGGAAACTTCTTGATCAAGTTGCGAGTCCGGTCGGCCGGTATGCAGGGAGACGTACGCGGTCACCATGCTAGGCCTGCCAGTCTTCCGCCAACATGTCGCCGGCGTTGGGGTGGTAGACCTGCGGGGGATGGTCCTTCGATTGCCATTGGATCACGCCTTCGCTCAGGAAGATGTGGGCGCCGTTGGCTGCCCACTCCTGGCGGGTGGCATTTCCCCCGGCCTTCACGGCCGCTAGTGCTTGTCCGAAATCCATAGTTTCTCCTTGGGTTTGAAAATAAAAGACGGCGGTAGTCTAAAAGTGATAGCAGATTACAAAAAGCGCCTCAACTCAATGTCAGCGTCGAACTCGTAGAAAGTTGGGGCGTGACGCCGTTACTCACTGCAATTGTTGGAGAAATCGCGCCTGCGAAGAACAACAGGGTGGACCCGCTGGCGGACTGGCCGAGGCCGGCGTAAGATTCGGTTTCGGTGCCGCCCGTGGCGGCCGGGAAGCTGATCGTGGCGACCGGGACCACCGTATTCGTGCTGACCGTCCACCCGCCGGACGTGCGGGCGACGCCGACGCGGGCGTAGCTGGTGTACGCCGCCTCGCTGGTGGCCTGGGTGCCGCTGGTGGGGTCGGCCGTGTGCAGGGAGACATAGACGTTCGTGATCGGGGACGAGGTGGCGTTGATCGCGATGTTGGCGATGGTGGTGGCGTTGAAAATCAGGGCCAGAAGATCGCCTGCGAAGGTCGGGTTAGTGCCGGTCATAAGCGGTGTCCTTTTATGTTGTGGAAGTGAGGGAAATGCGTGTTCGGAAATGCCGTCCCCGAGTCCCGGGTGGCATCACTCGCTTCGGAGACAAGCATGCTCGGCGTCGGGCGCGAGGGCAGAGGGGATAACGGACATGAACGGCTTTCGCGAACGAGATGCGGTGTGTCAGATTTGTGCCATTCCGACTTCAAAACATCTCGATGCGAGAACGGCTGGTAACCATTAAACGTATGATTGAATTAATTAGTTATAGATACCTCCGTTGTTGGTGCTGCCGGCGGCATTGCCGGGCAGAAATGTCGCGCCGGAGCCGCCGGTGTAGATGATGCCGCCCGTCGACGCGAGATAGCGGGTGCCGGTGGCCGAGCCGCTGAACGTGCTGGCCGAGCAGGTAATGACCCCTCCCGCCGTGGCGAACGCGAATTGATTACTGAAAGCGGGCGTGCCCGTGAGGGTAACGGTGTTGCCGGCTTGGAGGAGAAAGGTGGAACAGGATTCGGCTTCGATATGGGCCGCGGCGTTGCCGGAAATGGTGTATCCGTTATTCGCGATAATCGCGGCACTGTACCCGGAAACCATGTGCGTTTGGCTGGTACTCGTGCCAAAAATAATTCCCGCATTCAGTTGAATGACGCCGCCGTACTCCGCCTGCAAACAATTATTGCTGGTATTCGCCAATTCGAGATTTTCCAGCGTGAGATTCGACCCGCTGCCTTGCACCATGACGGTGCCGCTAATAATGGTGCTGCTGGGCGAACCGGAATTGCCATTAATGAGGACGCTGTTGACGCCGCCCCCGACCCACGGCTGCGAAACTGTTGCGGTTCCGGAATACGTGCCGTTCGCCAAGCTGATCGTGGCCGTAAACCCATTCAAATCATAGGAGTTTGCGAGCACAGTTATGGCGTGCTGGATGGTGGCCCAGGGGGTGCCAGAAGCCAGGCCGGTGTTCGAGTCGCTCCCGGTCGTCGAGACGTAAAACGTCGCGTTGGCCCCGAGGCGGGTACGGCCGGGTAGGTCTTTCGCCCAGTAATTCGATCCGTCGGAGAAGACCGCGCAGCGTTGGCCGGGACCGAGGATGATGGTGCCGGTGCTGCTGCCGTTGAGGTCGGTCCCACTGCCCGGGGAGAAGGCATATAGCGCGGAGGTGTCGTTGTTTTCGGCGATCGTGCTCCACCCCTGGGCGAGAACCCCGGGGCTGGTTCCCGGAAGTGTATCCGTCATCAGGGTGCCGGAGTTGGAGCGGAGGGTGAGATACCCGTTGTCGCCGGCCGCGAACGTGTGCGACGTGCCGGTGATGGTCTGGGTCGTTTGGACCTGCGTGACGGGGTTGACGACCACCCACTTCGCGGAGGGCGGGGTATCGGTGTTCGAGCCGACCAGCGATTGGTAGACCACTCCGGCGGATAGGACGCGGGCGTATTGCCCGTACGAAAACGGGGTGCCGCCGTTCATGGTGGTCGTGATGAACGGGGGCGTGCCGAACTGCTGGTACGCCTGGATCGCCGTGGTGATGTCGTTGAGAACCTGGTTGATCGACGTCCGCGGGACGTTGAACCCGCCGGACCCGACGGGCGTGCTGTAGCCGACCGGGTAGCCTTGTTCGTAGCTGACCGTGCCACTGGGTTGGGTGGCGTCGGGAATGGTATTGAGGTCGCCGCCGACGGCGAACGGGATGTCGAAATAGCCGTCAATTGGGCACATGCGTTAGCCTCCAAAGATTCCGTTGTCGAAGTTGAAGTCCCCGGTCGCGAAGCCGAAGTAGACGAGCGTGGCGTCGATCCAGGTGGACTGAACGCCGGCCGGCCGGGGTAGGATGTCGTAGCTGTTGAACAGGTACTCCAGATCGAACGTGACCGGGAAGTTGAACACGTAGGCCTGGGCCATGTCGTGGTAGTCGATGAGCCACGCCTGCCCGAAGTTGCGGAAGACGTACGCGAGCATCCGGTTAGTTTCCGGCACGGTCCCGCTGCTCGTCAGTTGGAAGTACCGCAGTTGCAGGGCGATCCGCTTGGTTTCGGTGGGCAGGTCGTAGCTCGTACTCCCGCCGAAGATGCCGTTGTCGAAGTTGTACCCGGTCTGGGCGTCGAACCCGAAGACCGGGCCCGTGGGCGTGCCGGTATTCACGAACAGGGGGAGGCCCAGAATGATCGACCAGACACTCAGGCCGAAGTCGTTTGCCGTCGCCAGGTCGAAGACGTTCGTGTACCAGTCTTCCCAGAACTGCGTCTGGTTGGCGTATACCAGGCGGCTTTCTGATTCAGCAACCCCTGAAGATTGGTGGCTGTTGTGTATTGCCAGATAATCGCCCGCAGCAGGTCGACCGAGAAATCGAACTGCTGGATCGCTCCGGTATCCTCGTCATTTGTGAACGACATATCCCCTACGCAATGATCACGCTGACGTATGACGCCTGGGTCTGGGCGATTTCGTTGACCCCGATCGCGATGACGCTGGTGGTGTAACTGACCGGGCTGGTGAGGCTAATCTCGACCTGGCTGATGTAATACCCCGGGAACTCGCTCATGATCGCGCCCGCAATCTCGAACGGCGACACGCTCGCCCCGACGACGAAACCGGCCAGTCCGTTAATATTCCCGGCCGCGTAATCGAGGATCGCCTGAATGATGTTTGCCTCGTTGCCGTTGGTGGTCGTGACCTTGACCAGAATGCCAACCTGCGTCGGGCGGTCGAACAGGACGGTATACGACTGGCCGCTGGCCGGCTCGACGACGCTTACCGAGGTGCCCCCGTTCCACGCGCACCCGGAGCTTTTGTTCTCCAGCAGGGCGGCCGCGACCGCGGTGTCCGTCCCACCCTCGATACAAGCGTAGATCGAGTGCCCGACCATCGAGATGCCGTTGATCGTCTGGGTGCTCGCGGACACGTTCTCCTGGAAGGTCAGGCTCGTCACTCCTTGCACGTTGTACAGGGCCGACGTGATGGCCTCGGCCAGCGAAACCCCTTGAAAGGCGAGGGTGTTTTGCCGCAGCGCCCGCGCGGCCTGGTCGGACTGGGTGACGGTCCCGAGTGTCGTGGCGGAGGCAGGCGTCCCGGAGGGGTTGTTGGTCACCGTCTCCCAGCCGAGGACGGCGGAGACGATGGTCGTGAGTGCCGACCCCGCGCAGGGAATCGGGCCGGTCGCGACGGATTGGAAGTTGACGGTCGCCGTGCCGCTCACCAGGGTGACGGTCGAGACGGACTGGAATTGGTCGCCCGCGGAAGTGGCCGCCAGCGACCCGGCGGGAATCACAGTTCCGGACACCCCGGTTAACGAGACGTTGGTGACGACCGTTGGTGTCGCGACGGTCCGCTGCATGCCCGTGAGCGCCATGAGGGCGTCGAGGAACACGCCCCCGGCGACGTTCGGGTTGATTTGATTGGCCACCGCCGCGTTGTTGTTGACGACCTCGGTCCGGGCCAGGGTTTCGGCGGTGATCAGAACGCCCTGGGGGGTATCGGGGGTGACAACGAGGTCCGCCCCGAACACGGCTTGGTACTCGGACTGGACATCGGTCAGGAGGCCGGACGTGTCGGGTAAAATAACGCCCGTCGGCTCGACGTACTCGTAATCAGCCATTGACGACCGTGCTCCCGTAAATCGTTTGAATCTCCGCCGTGAAGCGCAGCACGTTGTCCAGCGCGGTCAAGTTGACCGACTGCACCGCCGTGACCCCTCGACGGCGAGCAGGGTGTTTTGCAAGTACGACTGCCACAGAGCGTAGTCGGGGACACCGACCCACACCGTCTGGAAGTTGGGCAGGCCGACCCCGGTCTGGAGGACGCACTCGCCGAGTTGGGTGCGGCAGGCGGTGACGCAGGCTCCCGCGATCGCCTGAATCCCGGAGAGGACGGCGAGGTTGCCATCGGCCCCGAGGTAAATGTCGCCGCTCAGATTCGTACCGAATGTTTGGACCATGTCAGCTCCAGGCGCTGCCGTTGTAGGTGGAAAGCCCCAGTTCAGTCGTGTCGTAGACTGTCATGCCGATCTTGGGTGACGGGATGGCCAGTTTCTGCCGTCGTCATCCGCGGGGGTAGGAACGCTTGCGTCGTGCTTTGCAGGTCGAGATCGCATTTGCGTCCGGCGTGCCGTTGATGCCCAACCTTGCGGGGCCAGGATTTTGATCAGGTCGCTCCACAGTGCCACTTGACCGTCCCGGCGAAGTTCTGGAGGACGGCGTTGGCCGCGTCCTCGGTTGCGATCGTGACGCCGTTCAGGAGGGTGTCGGGGAAGAACATGGCGTCGGCGAAGTCGTGCAGCCGGGCGGTGTTCGGCGATGAGGCAGCGGTCGTCTGCTTGAATAGTGAAATGTCGCGGTCGTTGGCCTTGATCCACCCGGTATCCCCGGTCATCACGGGGAAACTGAGGACGAACCCGCCGCCGCCGTACTGGAAGACCGGCACGGACGCCACCTGCGCCCGTTGGACGACCTGGTTGGCCGTGGTCACGACCGCGATCAGCGGTTGGACCTGGGCGCAGTTCGTCGTTCGGTCGTAGGCGATGACCCGGGCCGGGAGCATGTCGGCGGTGTTCTGCAAGGCTTTGGTCAGGACCAGTTTCAACAGCCCAGTCAGCGTGTCGTTGTCGGCCGGGTTTCGCGACGGCGGGGCGTAATCCGTCATCCGGCCGAGCCCTGGAAGACGGCGAGGTTGGACAGAGCAGGGTGAACCAGAACGGCTGGTCGCGGCTGGCAATCTCGTAGTCCATCTTCATCACCTTGAACGTGCCGTTAGCCGCGGGGTTGGTAATACTGGATCGTCACCTGGCCCCCGATCTGAATCGCGCTGGTCAGCATCACCCGGACGGTCACACCCTGGTCGGAAACTTGCGGGATGCCGACCATGCCGGTGCCTTCAGAGATCAGGTAACCGGTGTTCTTCCGCGAGGTCCCGGCGTTGGTGACCCAGAGGGTCTGGTTGTCGGCCCGGCCTGAATCCCCAGTCTGGTTGAGTTTCACGAGGTTGGCCTGGAGGGAGCCGGTGAAGTTGTAGTTGTCGATCTGCCGGTCGGTCGCCTCGAAGTCGAGGAACAGGCCGTTGGCCAGGGCGATCTGCTGGGCGATTTCCGACAGGAGGGGACGGCGGCTGTTGAATGCCCATCACGATGCCGGTGTTGAAGTTGTTGGTCAGGGACCGGAGGGTGATCCCGATGTCCGGGGCTGGGTGACCTCGCAGGAGATCACGTTGCCGGTGTAGAGCAGGAACGTCCCGGTCGACTCGCGGCCCGCCTTCAGGTTCAGGATGACGGGTTTTCGCGGTCCCGCCGAAGGATTGTTGGCGGGCGGGTTGATGAGGGGGGAAGCCAAGGTCAGGATCGTGTTCCGCAGCTCGGCGGTGAGGTTGTAAATCCGGCACTCGCAGGTGTTCATGTTGGCGTTGCCGAACTTGATGCCAGAGGCCAAGATCGCGAACCCTTGGGAGTCGGCGGAGAACGTGTAGGTCTGGCCCGGCAGGACGATGTCGACCTCGACCAGCCGCGAATCGAACGCGCTGGTCACATGTACCCCTGGGGCGCGAAGCGCAAGGGGAGCGCGGCAATCGGGTTGAAGTCGGCGGCCGTGATCGGCGGGCGGGTGGCGTCCGGAAGACGGCCAGTTCCGCGGCGCTG